TGTCGCCGGTACGTTCGGATATGACGACAATCGCGAGTCCGATGGGACGACACTCGCGGCTGATATCAACGAGTCGGTTACATCGTTGAATGTGACGAACTCGGCGAATGTGGATGTGGGATCGTTGATTGTTCTGGACAGCGAGCGGATGATCGTGACGGATCGTTCGCAGCTGTCTACGGCGCAGACTCTCCAAACTCCGTTGACCGCGAGCTTGAGCAACAACGCTGTCGTGGTGACGACCGGTACCGCGTACGCCCGGCGAGAGGTGATCACGCTCGACACCGAGCGGATGAAGATCGACGATATCGTGGGGAATACCCTCACGGTCCGGCGTGCCTGGGACGGCACCGTATTGGCCGCTCATACGGGCTCCACCATCTACGCACCCCGGACCCTCACGGTCACCCGGGCCGCTCTCGGCACCACGGCAGCGGGCCATACAACGGGCGCCGTGGTCTACCGGCAGGTGATGGCGCCGGCGTCGCTGGTGCTCGCTGAGACGATCAACCAGGTTGAGCAGGAGCAGGCCGGGTACGCCCGGGTCGTCGGGTCCGGGGAGAGCGTGCGTAACGCGTCAGGGGCCGGCCTGGCGGACCTCCGGGCGCGCACGGCGGAGGCGTTCGCGCGTCGAGGTCGGACGTACGCGGTATGAGCCACTACACCGTCAAGGGTCCATTCTTCGACGCGGGGTACACCCGAGCGAAGACGCGGGAGATGTTGGTCGGCGCGACGCGTGATGTGTCGCAGCAGGCGTTCGTTGAGACAATGACAAATCTCAACGCGAGGATCAGGCATCCAACTCCGTACTACGAAACGCAAATCAACACACGCAATGACTCCGCATACGTGCGCACGGTCAACGACAATGGCGTGATTTACGGTCCCTGGTTGGAGGGTGTGGGCTCGCGGAATAGGACCACTCGATTCAAGGGGTACTTCTCATTCCGGCGTGCTGCGCAGAAAGTTAGAAGGATGATACCGAAGCTGACACGTGGACGGGTACGGACGTTCATCAGGAGTATGCGATGAGCGTCGGTATCCGGACGATCCATGATGCGCTCGCGTCGATAGCGGCTGCTACCGGGCGGTTCGAGAAGGTCAACAAACACGAACCAAAGAACGCGGGACCGTCACGGCTCTACGCTTCTGTATTCCTAGGGCCGGATGACTTGGAGCCAATCGAGGGATCCGGCCTCGCCGCGACGTCGGTACGTGTGGTGTTCAGTATGCAAGTTCGACAGAACATGATGAGCGAACCGCAGGATGGCATCGACGCTGAGATTGGCGAGGCGTGTGATGATGTCATGAGTGTGATCACGGGTAACTATGATCTCAATGTGACTGGCGTGCGTAGCGTCGATCTCCTCGGTGCATACGGTCCCGGCTTGCATTGCGGATGGGGATACGTGGATCACGACAACAAGAAGTTTCGTGTCGGTGAGATATACATACCGATCATCGTTAATGATGCATGGACGCAGGCGGTTTAGATGAGCAAAGACACTGGCGTCGGTTGGTACTTCGTCGTGGGTGGCGCTGAGATATCGAACGACATAGGCGCGCTCGATCAGATCGGTGCGCCTATGCGCGTCATCATGGACACCGGGCTCGATAAGTCATTCACGGAGCGCCTCGGTACGTTGCATGATGGGCAGATAGATTTCACTGCGTACTTCAACACGGCGGCTGGTCGGGCGCACGCGACACTAAGTGCACTTCCACGCACCGACGTACAGGTGAGCACGCTCCGGGGACAGGTGATCGGCAATGTCGCCGCGTCGATCCTTGGCAAGCAGTTGGACTACGATCCGACGCGCACGGACGCGGCTGAGCTGACCGCGAAGATCAGCGTGCAAGGGAACGCGTTCGGATTGGAGTGGGGACAGCAGCTGACGCCAGGCTTCAAGACGGATACGACAGGCACGAACGGCACCGGGCTCGACACGCTGGCGTCGTTGTCATTCGGTTGGCAGGCGTATCTGCACGTGACGGCGCTCACCGGCACGAACGTGATCGTGACGCTCCAGGACTCAGCGGACAACGTCTCCTTCGCGAACCTGACCGGTGGGGCGTTCACCTCGGCGACGGCCGTGGGCGCGCAGCGCTTGGCAGGCGGCACCACGGCGACGGTCCGGCGGTACGTCCGGGCGGTCTCATCGGGGACGTTCAGCTCAGCGACGTTCATGGTTAACTTCATCAAGAACGCGCAGGCTGTCTCATGAAGGAAATCGAGATGCAAAACATCAGTGAGATCTGTCAGAAACTTGGATTTGATTCAAATAATGTTATGTCAATCTCAATCATTCCTGGACGCATGACGGTGGTTGAGCGGGCATTGAATGACAGAGGTAGGCCATTCTTCGATCCCGAGACTAGTAAAATTGTTACAATCATACATGAGTATACGTTCTCATGAGTCGTATTCAGCCGGCCGGACCGCCCGAGGCATATCGTACCTACGGTATCCGCATGCCTCGACTTACGCACTGGCGAGCCATCACGTGCGAGGAGGCAGAGTGCGAGCACTGGCGCCAAGGGTGGATCACACGAATCGACACGTCGACAGAGCTAGGCGTGCGCCAGGCGCGCTACATTACCACGCGATGTGGACGACGATATGACTTGGTAGAGAAGGGTACGGTAGTCGAATTCACCTTCCCCGCTGGACAGAAGTGTTTCCGCGAGCATAAAGAACTGAATGATCGTCCATCAATCTACGTGACACGTCGCGGGGACTGGCGTACGGCGCCAGACATGGATGAACAACTCGAATTTAATGAATGGTCGGATCGATTTCGAGCAGCAACTGAGTTGCTGGCGGATCGGATCAGGAGAGGATAGAGCATGGCAAAGGTTACTGGCCTTGCTGCGGTCGTCACAATTGATGACGCAGCTGGCGCTGCTCGCATCATCAGCAATGATATAACGAACTTCGATTTTGCCTCACCTGTAGCAGTCGAAGAAACCACGGGTGTTGACAAGAGCTTCACTGAGCGTCTGCTCTTGCTTGGCGACGCGTCAGCGACGTTCGAGGGCATCCCCAACTTCGGCGCCGTACCGTCGGCTACGTCGCATGGCGTGTTCGCCAGCGTTACTTCGACTCGGGTCTCGCGCACCGTCGCGCTGACCCCCTCGGGTGGCGCGTCGGCGGTATGGACGTGCGAAATGCTGCTTACCGACTACCAGATCAAGCGGTCCAACGCTGGTGAGCTGACCTTCTCGGTGCCGGCAGTGTTGGCCGACGGCAACGCTCCGGTTTGGACATAGGGTATGGGATTCAAACGTCCGAATCTTCGACTGGAGTTTGCCGATCCACAGTTCGATGGATTCGAAGTGCTGATGCGTCGACTGTCAACGCGTCGTGCGATGGAGCTTGAGGCATTGCTCAATCAGCCCCGAGAGAATGCGGAGGATTCGCAACTGTTCGTGAAGACGGGAGTTGAATTCCTTGCGCATGGGATCATTTCGTGGAATCTCGAAGATGACGAAGACCAGCCGATTGAACCGACAGGTGACAATCTGTTGGATGTCGATCAGGCACTACTCCACGCGATATTGCGCGCGTGGCTCCAGGTGAGCGTCTCGATTCCACCCCCTTTGGCCGGCGACTCCGACAGTGGCGATCAGTCCCTGGCGGAGTCGCTTCCGATGGAGAGCTAGTCACCAAACCATGGGAATTGACGGAAGCTGAGTACGTAATTCATCTATGTCAGATGTTCCATTGTCTGCCGGAAGCTGGCGGACTGTACGATCAGGACGCAGAGTTCCTGCGTATGGTAGCGATAGCGACAGAGGGGGGAATGTTCGATGGCAACAGCCAATGAGATTCGCATTGTTGTCACCTCTGTCGATCAGACCGAGAAGGGTTTCGCTACCGCTCGCGCGAAAGCCAAGGCCACGGGCAAGGGTATGGCCGATGACATCGACCGAGAACTGAAGGGTGCAAAGCCTCGCATCACCGAAACGCTTGGCCAGACGGGGCGTGAGGGTGGGCAGAACATGGCTACCTCGCTCCGAGAGGCGCTCAAGTCAAATGAGCGGGGAATCTCCGAGGAGCTAGGCGGAATCGGTGGCCGTTCCGGGCGTGACTTCTCGGAGAAGTTCACGCGAACCGTTGACGACGAACTCCCACGACGGTCCCGGTCCAAGGGAACCGGTCGCAAGATCGGTAAGACGCTGGCGAAGGATGCCGGTTCGATCTTCTCCATGGACTTCGCCAGTGAACTCAAGCAGGGCCTGCCAGCGCTGATGTCGCCAGCGGGCCTGGCGATCGGAGCGGCACTCGCAGCAGCTGCTGCGCCGGTTCTGGCGGGCGCGCTCCCGTTGGCGGCCGCACTTGGGGTCGGCGGCATCGGGCTGGCGGTAGCGGCTGCCCTGGAGAAGGATGACCCGATCATCGCGGCTGCGGTCAAGAAGCTCCATGACCACATGATGGACATGGATATGACTCCGCTGAATGATGCCCTTGCGAAGGCAAGGGCGAAGCTCGCAGCAGATCAGGCAAAGTTGGTCAAGGCGAACGAGCTTGACGACTCAGACAAAGTCAAGAACTCAATTAAGTATGACATTGAGATTGACAAGGGCAACATTATCAAGGCGCAGAAAGCGATTGATGATGGACTGAACTTCAACAAGCTCAATCGATCGTTGAAGGATCTCGCTAAGCCGCTCGTTCCCGAGTTCGCGTCTGCTATTGATAGCATCACGAAGTTGTTCGATGATCTTCAGCCACAGATTCAACAGTTGTTTGAGAACTTGAAACCATCGGTCGGGCCGATAATGGACGATCTTGGCGAGATAGCACGTGACATCATGCCGGGACTGGTAGATCTGGCGAAGATGTTCAGCGACACGATGCAGAATCCTGATGTACAGAAGGCGATCAAGGGCCT